AGTTCTTTCACAAGTTTAACACGAGTTTCTACAACTGCCTGTTTATCACTGTTGAACTCATTGATCTCTTTAGCAAGTGCTTTTGTTACAAATGCTTCTAGAGTTGCAAGTTGTTCTGCCATTGATTTACGTTCATTGTGTAACTCTTTCATTTCAGAAACTAATGAATCTTTTACAAAAGTTGTCAACATCTCTTTGTGTGGAGTTATTGATGTTTTGTAATTGACTCTTTCTGCCGCAAGTTGTTTTCTATCTTCAACGAATTCTGCAATTTCTTTTTGAAGATTTTCTGACATCATACGGTCCATAGCTTCTACCATTTGAGCCTTATCGTGTTCATAACGCTTTGCAAACTCTTCCCTAACCTCAGTCTTTGCTTCTTCTTTGACTTCTGATAACTTTGATTCCCACGCCTCTTCGATTTGAGTACGTGTCTCTTCTGTTACCAGGTCTTTGTCAAGGAGTTGTTTTATTACGTCTAACATGATATTTCTCCTATTTTATCCTTAGATCCTTAATTAAACGGATTACTCCATCCTTTAAGTGTTTTTGTGCCTTACTGTCGTCTTTAACTGCTTTAGCAACTTCAAATATTTGTGAACCACCTCTCATATTAAGAAGTCCTTCATATATTGGAGTTGGGTACGCATTAGGAGCCGACGGCTGTGCAACTACGTCAACGGTAATAATATCAAAATCTGATACGTTACCACTGCCTTCGTCCACATTTCCTGAGCCTCTTGATGATACGCCTAATTTAACGCCTGATTGTAGCATTGTTTCTACAAGCTTACCCATTGGGGTAGGTAATATTTTTAATTTTCCATATCCGTTTGGTCCATCCATCCACATAGATTCTACCATATGGCTTACTCTGTCCAAGTTGATCTTCAAGTCTTCTGGGTGATCAACCTCTCCGAGGACTGATGTGCCCCCGGAGATTTGGTCGGATATTTTTTTCACTGCACTAGCGATTTCGTTCACTGGATAGACACGTTCGTTGGCGTTCTTAACGCCACCTTGTATGCAAATACCTTTCATAAAAAGATCTTTGCCATCGTTTGTGTTTTCTACTATAACTTTTGCTTGATCAAATGTTAAGTTTTCTCTTAGTAAACGCATTTTTTCTATCCTTTATTACTTCTTCGCTACTGGTACTGTTTTGTTGTCTGCGTGATCCGCCTCGTCGGCTTTTGGAGCATTTTCAAGTTTAGCAGATTTGATGCCTGGCTTGTTCTTTGCCGCAACATTCATATCTTTTGCTGTGTCACCTGTAAATGCTTTGCCAACTCCGCCTTTACCTTCACCACCTTGGTCCATCTTAACGGCTTTTGCTTCAGTTGAAGCTTTTTTGCCTGATGCCACTGTGGATTTCTTGTTATCAGCGTGGTCGCCCATTTCCGCTTTCACTTGCTCAGAATATTCTCTGATTAAAGTGTCTGCATCTTTTTTCTCAGTTGCTTCTTCAACTGCTTCTTCTGTCTTGTCTTCTTCTTTTGCTTCAACAGTTTCTTCAGTTGCTTCTGCAGGCTCGTCTGTCATTTCCATTTCTGGCTCAACAGATTCATCTTTTTCACCGTCCATCATTTTTGCGAATTCAGCTTTAAGAGCATCTAATTCTTTTTCTAATGGATCAAATTTAGCGTCAACTTCGTCTTCTGACTCATCGTCTTCGCCTTCTTCGTCATCACCGCCATGGTCCATTCCCATTTCTGGGTCCATACCATCGCCTTCTGCTTCGATGTCTGAGATTAGGTCGTCGGTTTGATCACCACCTATTTCTTCTACAGTTTCTTCGTCGACTTCTTCTTTAGAATCTTCTTTCATATCCTTAGCGTCTTTTTTCTTCTCATCTTTTTTCATTTTATCATGATCTTTATCATGAGAAGCTTCGTCAACTTGGTCTTCTTTTGAATCTTCTGATTCATCTTGTGTCTCTGCTACTTCGTCACCCTCAGCTTTGTCGGATGATTGTTCAGTTTCAGCGACTTCCTCTGATTTTTCGTCTTCAGCAAGGATACCGTCATAGATTTCTCTTGACTTTTCTACTACGATATCGTGGAATAGTTTTTCTGCGTCTTCCTTTTGCTCATTAACTAATAAATCAAGGAGTTTTTCAAATTTATCTGACATTTGTTGTTTCTCCTTATTATAGGCAATTATTTACTTGTAGTATTTGTTAAAGGTGCCTTTTAAGACTCTTTTTTGGGCATCTTTGATAGATGATGCTCGAATTCTTCGTATGTGATGTCTATCCAATTGGCTTTTTCTTCTAATTTTTGTGGAGATCTTTGATTTTCAAGCACTACGTGGTGAAATATTGCGTCTTGATTGTTGTTTGTGTTCTGAACCATTTGATTTAGCCAGTTACCAAAATAAGTCCTGTCTGAGTTTTTTTTGCGATATCGCTGTGTACCTGCGTACATATTGTTGATTTTACTGCCTTTTTTCTCTTCTATTCTTCCATCTGGAGTCAATCCAAAGAAATCCATTCCTAAAATGTACAATTTCTTAAATTTTTTCTTTTCTAGTGCTATACGTGTAGCAGTAGGTCCTGATGACCATCCCCAGTCTTTGTCTAACTTTATTACCCTGGGATCTTTGACTCCGCCTCGAGGATAGGACCACATTTCTGTCTTATCTGGCACATTTTTCTCGCATATGTGCTTTACTGTTGCTATGTCAACTGAAATTAGTGCGTCTGGCCAAAAGTTTTCAATCAAAGGCAGTACATTCATACCGATAATATAGCCTTTGCCTACCAATTTTGTGAGATCAAAACCTTTACGCGACTCTCCGTTGGCAATAATAAAGCAAGGATCATTCTCAGTGTTCCAATTTATGGACTTATTAATATGTGTTTCGCCAAATTTGTCATATTTTTCACTCATTAAAGCGTGTGCAGGCTTAAAATCAAGTTTTGGTGTGGGTGGTCGTGTGCCTAGTGCTTGTTGATCAGCAATTTTTTTATCTAGCAGAGCTTTTGCGTTTGCTTTATCCTCTTTTGTATGCCAATCATCTACATTTCTAGTCTTTCCAAATTGCTCAAACTTCGAGTGTCCTGCAAGTGTGGCTCGCAAGGCGGCTTCAACGAATTTTGTTCTTCTGCCCATGGATGTTATTAGTTATTTTAAAGGGATTCGGCCGAGTCAGCAACTGAAGAACCATACATTTTTTTGTAAAGTTCGACTGCTTCCTGTTTTTCTTCACGTCTAGTCTGGATTTGCATTCTAAGATCGTTGATCATTTCTAAAGTTAGTTTAGATTTTCTTGTGTCGTCCAACTCATATGCAGTTTTGTCAGCCTGTGGCTTGTATTTGTCGTCGTCGACAGCATTAAAAAATTCAAAAAGTTGCATATGTGTATTTACTCTCCTGCGGTAGTATCACCGCCAACTTGTGCATCACCTTCTTGGTCTGGTTCTGCTTCAATATCAGCATCCGACTGTGGTTCAGTTTGGTCACCAATGTCTGCGGAAAGTCCTCCGCCAGTGACACCAACGTTACGCAAGTCTGCTCCTTTGACTGGATCATCTTTGGATTCACCACGTTCCTCTGACCACATTTTTTGATTCTGTGCAATTTCTTCTTCAGATAGTCCAAGATATCGTTGCATAGCAAATCTTTTGCTCAAGTATGGAGTTTGTTCTATTTGTTGGAATGCTTGAACACGTTGACTGTCTAGTTCAATTTGTCTGTATGCCGCAAAATTCTGTGGTGTTGTAAATCTTAAATCAAATAATGAAGTATCGATATTGATTCCTCTTTGTTTTAGGAAAAGTTTAAATTCATTGTTGATTGCAGGCACAACTATTTCTTGCAGTCTTTCACAGTATTTGTTAAATCTAAGTTCTTGAATATATGCAGTACCTACTCTACCATCTGAATACTGTGGATTTGCTCCATCATCTGGACCAGTTGGCAAATAAGAACTTGGAATTCTTAATGCACGATACAATTTATTAGTGAAGTATCTTAGATCATCAATCTCACCTAAGTTAGTTCCACCTGGAAGTGTTTCTACTTTTGAACCTCGCCCTTCTGCTGTCTGTGGGAAGAAATAATCTTCATTGATGGATAGCGGATTAAATGTTGCATCCATCTTGTTGCTACCACCCGATATGGATGGAATACGTCTTTGGTGTATTTCATTTTTTACACGTTCAACAAAACCCATCGCCATATGCGAAGGCATATTACCTACATCAATATAGAACACTCTACGTTCTGGTGCTCTGTGAACTCTGTAAATTATGATTGCGTCTTCTAGTAATTCTTTTTGTTTAAATGTCTTGAACACAGTTTCAAGTATTGATGTTCCAAATGGGAAATTAGAATCAAGTCCTTCACTCAAACTTACGTGGCACACGTGATTTGCATCAATGGCATACTGATTGTAGTTTGTTGAAAATCTTCCACCTGCCTGTGCCGCATTGTATGATCCTGGACCACTATATGACCCGCCTCGATTCTGACCATAACCTTGATCACCTGTTGCTGACGATCCTGGAGATGAATAAGTTACGTTTGCAGTAACCTGTGATGCAGATAAACTTTCTAAGTTTAGATTTAAATCTTTAAAAACATACTGCTCAGGTTCCTTGCCTTTAGATTCATTTACAATAATTTTATCACACTTGCTTGAATGGACGTGAATTAATTCTTGCGTTTCAGGATCTCTTATAAAAAAAGAATCTCCATACTTTAATACATTACGGAACATTCTAAATATTCTTCTGTTCCAGTCATTCAATGATGTAAACTGTTGGACTGCTTGTTTTAAAATTAATGCTTCATTTTCTGTTGGACTGTCGTGATAATGTAATTCAAAAGGTGTTTCAGTTTTTTTATTCTTTTGTGTACAAAATTCTGCAATAATATCTAAAGCGGCATTGACTTCGCTATCTTGATCCATTTGGTCATATTGAAAATATCTTTCCATCCTGTTAGGATGTCCTGTGTAAACTTCAGGAAGATATGATGTGTAATTTCTTCTGCCAACCCCTGCCGCGGCTTGACTGCCTGCTGATGAAGTACCGCTCACTGGCGACATACTGCCATCTGCTTGTACCAAATTAAAATATTTTCTCCAACTCATTGCTTATATTATATGTATCTTTTTTCCTAATTGCAAGTATTTAAATTAATAGTATCCATCCTTAGATGCAATTTTGGTAAAAACCTGTTTCAATAATTTGTTCATGTTTTTAAGTTCAGAATTGCTAGAACCAAGAGAATCAGTCATATCCTTGAATGCAACATCCATTTTATTATTTCCTGCATTGGTGACATTTTTTGTTTCAATCACATTGGGATCACTGGATATTTTAGTGACTGCCGAGGCTGTGGTCAAGGATCCTGTATCTGCTGTACCTATTGGACCGCCTGTAAATCTTGGTGTAGCACCCATTATAGCATTGGTTTGTGCGTTGTTGTAAACAAATCCAGATCCACCATTCATCGATACCAACTCTGGTCCACGTTCACCAACAATGTAAAGTCCTCTATTCATCGGACCGCCCATTCCCTTCATAGGAACAAATATACCTTGGTTGGAATCATAACGCATTTCATTTCCTTGTGCATCATAATATTGTGTTACAGTCCTCATTATTTCTTTATTGCCTTGGCCTTTATTTCCAGTGCCCACCTGGCTT